CTAATGTAGGTAATGTGCCACTAGCTGCTGTAACGTCTAATTGCATTACTAATAGTCTTGCTGCAGATAGACCTTTAACGGCTGTGCCGGTAATTGTTGCAGTACGAGCAGCTGACGCTAATAGCGTTACAGTGCTAGCAGGTATATTGGCTTGTTGTATATCGCTCATGCATTTTCTCCTTTAGCGCTGTTAATGTACTCAGCATCGCCACTTTCGTTTCCGTTGGGTGTTAGATCTTCCATTTCTTTTGCTTGCTCGATGTCAATAAGTCCTAGTGCTAGCATCTTTTCGATGGTCTCTAGTCTTGCCTTGTCATCTGATCGCAAGAATGTTTCACTGATATTAAAACGCACAATATGGCCGTTAGCAGTTATATCGTTCATGCTTAGGCGATCTTCGATAGCACAAATATATGGTTGCAGTGAATAGGCAACGAACTCTTTACGGCCATCAATAATATTCTGGTAAGTCATGCTGTTATTCATATCTGCGCTTATGTAATATGCGGGCACGTTCATGGCTCGTGCAATTTGTGTTGCAAGATATTGTGATGCTTCGTTATACATCATATCTTTAGGACTAAATCCAACAGTCTCATAAGATAGTGTGCTAGTTAAGTATGCAGTTGATCTTGATTGACGTGCCTGTTTCCAAGCTGCTAATAATCCTTGTACTTGTGCTTCTGGCATATCTGCGCCTGTATTTTTGAGAAATCCTGTTGCCATAGGTGTTTGTGATGCTACGGCTGCAGCCTTTTCTATATCTAATGCGCTTTGTATTGTGCGACCCGCAGTTTGTAATACGCCTTGTGTTAATCCTTGAAATGTAACTAAAGAGCCAACGCCAACCATAGGTACTTTTTCATTATCGATTGTGTAATACAAAACTTCTGTACCTAATGGGTTTAATTGTGCTACTACTCGTGTGTTGTTTACCCATTCAAAACGTGCTGGTCTTAAATCATCTGCGTAAACTTCTGTAACACGCCAATATGCAACACCATAGAATATAAGGCTATCGACAGTCCACGAGATAGTGACGGATCGTGGCTGTCGGATATCTGGTTGTTCGCACCAGGGTGGCTTCGCTAATTCTTCGCCTGTAGATTTTTTGTACAGCTCTAATGGTAAATATCCTATAACACCTTTAATTAAATTAGCGCATCGATTAACAGCTGGTACTTGTGTTGCAAGTGTGCGATCCATAGGACCTGCACCAAATGTGTTGTAACCAAAACCTATTAGGCTATCGCCCATAACGGCAGGGGCGTATTGCGCTTGTAGATTTTCAGTTTTTTTGGTTATACCCAAAGCAGACAATAGACCCATATGTATACTTTATACCATAAATCGGACTAATGGTGCAAATTACACAAAGATTTGTGCGGTTTGTTGCGGTCTATTTAATTGACTTACAACCATTGCCAGTGATATAGCAGCTGTAACATCTCCAGCAGATTTACGCCTAATAATACGCCAGCCTGCATCGCTGGTCTTAGCCGCACAGTTATTTAAGTGTTGTACTAAGTCTGCCTGACCACTATGCACCATTCTTCCATTAGCCATAGCATCGGATAGATCAGAGCATGCCTGGTAGAACGCTTGGCCTGATACATCTTGCATGCGCCATCCGCTTTGCTCTAATCGTGTGGCTATTGACTGTGTAGCGTACTTGTCATAACAGATTATGTGCGGGTGATACTTCTTGGCCCATTCATTTATATCACTTGACATTTTAATTTCATCTATTGCTATATCGCTATGCCAAAGCTGTGCAAGTCCAACTGCTATTTTGCCATCTTTCATTTGGCCCATTATTAAAGCACCTGATCGCCTTGTTGGTGCTATATCGAAGGCCATTATAGTCATAGGTCCGACAGGGATTTCTAGCGTGCTATCACTGCAAGCTTCAATAGATCCATATACCCAAGGACTGACTGCGCTATCTATCCACTGACATAACATCTCAGTACGTGTAGCTTCTACGCTGTTTGTATTTACAGCTTCTTCTAGGGTTTCTTCGGTTACGAAATATCCTAATGCTGGATTAGCCATAGCCCAGGCTTTACGATCATGTATCTTGCAGTGCTGTGGCGCTGACCATTCATAATAACCTAAAGTCACAGGCGGGTAAGATAAAGAGCGTTCCCGCAAATCATTTAACACTGTACTAAATCCATCACCAGCATTACTTGTCATTAAAGTCATTGAGTTAGGTCTTGCACGTGTTACTGGTAATGCAGCTGTAAAGGCTTCTTCTGACCATTCACGTAATTCATCTAAATACAAGAAGTCTGCAGTTTTACCACGTGGTGCATCTCTAGTTGCTGCTGCTATTTCATACCTAGCGCCATTAAGTAGGGTTATAGATTCTTGACCATTAGCTAGGCGGATCTGTCTGACCTGATCTTTTAAGAATTGATTATCTTCTATTGTGTAAGCAACATTTCTGAAGGTATCTAGTGCCATGTTTCGGTTAGATGACATGCCCAGCACATTCTTACTGCCCCACAGAAATAAATGAGACAGGATAAGCATTCTGGCCAGGTGCGTTTTTCCTGATTGTCGGCTTACAAGGATTAACCCAGACCGCTTGACCCACATTTGTTGATCATCAATAGTCAATAGATCATCTAGCACCCAGCGTTGCCAGGGAATCAATGGCATGCCTATTTTTACAGCTAGATCGGCTACTTCTTGTGATTTAGATAAACCTTTCAATAAAGGCGTGTGGATTCTAGGCTCAGTGCTGCCAATTAGCCCGACCCCTCGTGGCGTCTGTTTTAGTTCGGTATCACTTTGCATCGAAGTTAAGCGTATCAGGTTTATTAAATGGTGAATCTGGCACTGTTCGGACTGTCTCAGGGAGAGAACGTTCAGAAAAGACAGGGGGGGTCGCCTTGTGGCTAAAAAAACGGCCACCTTTAGCGCTGTTACATGATTTGCACATAGATTGTAAATTATCTGGGCTCCACATATCGCCACCCTTAACACGTGGAATTATATGATCTACTGTATGCGCTGGCCTGCCACATGATGCACACTGCCAGCCATCACGATCTAATATGGTAATGCGTAGCTTCTTCCATTTACCACTGCCTATCGCTTTGTTACTCAATGCCATCCTTTAAGCTTGTAATGCTCTAATGCTTTACACATAGAACCATATCTATTGTTATTGTATTTAATACCCCACTCTACTTGCTTATAACCATCAACAGTAGCCAACCACTTAGACCTACCTTGTGGTATGCCATAGTGTGAGCCATTGCGTGCATTAGGATTCCACCTAGATTCTTTGAAGTATAAGTAATCTAAACAATAAAACTCTTCTAAGTTATTAAGCTGTATAAATGCCCATTGTCTGTAATGATTTGTTTTGTCATTAGCAACGGAATTAGTCTTTACAAAGCAAAGATTAACTATGACTAGAGCGATCCCAACTAGCCAGCACCTTGCGAGCTTTCCCTGTCGGGCTCGCCTTGTGGCTTTGTGAGCCACTGCTACACTAGAGCCTAGCATGGCTTGTCAAATTGAGCGTTAAATTTCATATAGAAGTCCAACCAATATAAGTTGCATCTGGATTATTAGCCAACCATTCTTGGCGCATTTGATTTTGGCGAAGCCAATCTGCAGCTGTAGTTTCAGGCATTTTTACCCCATCCGCTACCTTTAAATACAAGACCAGGTGCGCTATACATTCTTGACATTTGTAGATTACATTTAGGGCAAGACATAGGCCCAACCTCATCATCATACGATTTATGCACTGATCCATAAGTGCCGCATTCATTACAGCTGTATTCATATGTTGGCATTATTTTGCTCCAATCAAAGCACAGGTGTGGCAGTCATTTCCTAAGAATTGCCAACTACCACACTGCGTGCATCTAGATACACTATCGTCAGGTAAACCTATTGCTTCTGCAATATTCTTAACCCCGACAGCGCCACAATCCATACACTGATACGCCTTAAATCCTTCGGGCATATCCAGCTGATCGAGCCAAAGAAACTCGGTCTTTCGACTACAACCATTGCATTTGAATTGTGCATGTTTCATGATAATATCCTTATTGCCTACAGTGGCACTGTGTACAAACTAAGAAATTACCTGAAGTTATAAGCCTGTCGTCATTACAAGCTACACAAACATCGGTAGAAGGCAAGAACTTTACCTGGTCGTTCTCTATGCGCTCCAGGTAAGGTCCGCCTCTTAAAATCTCTACATATCCCATTTACTCACCCCCCTCGCTATCGCTAGGAAAGAACCAAGATCCTGCAGCTGTAATCTTTGCCCATTTAGCATCACATTGATCGGGCTTTGCTGCACTACATACATAACCATGATAAGGCTTACCAGTTTTGGCTGTGCCTTCTTTCAAAATCATCACGCCATGTTTACATTCTTGTGGTTTCGGATTAACTGGTATTGCTTCTATCGCATCACCAACACTCCACACAGTTGGCTTATCGTCTGCAAAGGATTGACGTAGTACATCTTCCACAGCTCTCGCCCTTGTGCCTGGCGGTGAATAACTTGCAACCTTTGTCATTTCTTCTCGGCTAGCCCTTTTTCCCTTAGCTGCATAACCTGCATTTGCAAGCGCTCTGCCGATCGCTGAAGTCTCAGCATTCTCCAATGCAGAAGTTGAATTGACACCCCGATCAGACACGCTCTCACTAGCAAGCCCAGTCGCCCACGGCTGTGCATCGGCTTCTGTCTTAAATAGTTGAGCACTAATAATGTATCTAGCGTCTGTGGCCTGCTCAATCTTTGTGAATACTCTTCCATCTGGATACTCCTTCCAAAACTTTTCTAGTCGGCTCTCGACTGTTTCGTAATCTGCTAAATTAAATGCCATCTTTCCAAACTCCATCCTCATCTTGCATCGCTTCAGTTATTGTTTTAGCGATAGCGATGTATCCGAGTGCATCGGTGTAATTGTCATCGACTCGTGGATCTTCAGCTTGTCTGCTGATTTTGACCAGGCACATACATATTGCAACTTCATTCGGTTGAATTGGATAGCCAATGTAAGCTGACCAGAGTTCGGCAATTCGCTTATGGTTTCCGATCGGGTGGCCATAATCAGCGCCCCTACTATGCAAGGTGTCAATGACGTCTGCAAAAAGTTGCTCAGTTTTTGTCATAGTCAAATACCTCATCTGACTTTACTTTGTTTTGGATCATTCTGCGGTGCATATCCCAGCCATCTTTACGGCCTCGCCAATAGTGAGTTTGCTTTAGGTCATCTATGTGAGTTGCTAATAGCAACCACCCAATACTTGTACCTATAAATAAATATATAGCTGTTTCAAGTGTCATTTTGTAGCCCTATCTATGCTCACATACTTTGTGGCATGGCAATAGTGTGACACCTGTGTATGACTTTGTGGATGATTTAAACTGTTTTGTTTATAACGATTAGATAACGTTAATATCTTCGAGGTCATCGATATGGTCATCGATAGTGCGCTCGCTGTACTCTGTATTAAGCCCCATAATGTTTGCCTAATGCTGTAAATGAGCCATCCTTATTAACTGGCACCAGGGTCGGTGTCAGGGTCTTGCCACTAGCTTCTAGTATAGCAAAGCCCATCTGCCAATTAGCGCTTCCATAGCGGATATAAGAGGCTTTTTTACGATCCATGAGATTACCTACCTCTACGCCATATAAAGCCCTGTAATGGCCGTTTACGCCCTCTGAATAGGCACTGGCACCAAGTCTATGGCTATGCCCAGCGACTACTGATTTACCAAATTTCTTGGCTAAATTTAATGCGGTAATACCAGCATGCTGGCTCATACTTCCTTCATCCCCATGGCACAAAACCCAGTCGGGATGAAATTCATAAGCTGTCTTGTGATAAGTCATACCCATCTCGGCAAAGCCCATAAAGGCTGGGTACTGTAACTCAGGTAGATTGATTAAGCCAGGTACTTTTAATAAAGTGTTATAAAGGCGATCACAATGATTGCTCCTGATAATATGCATTTCTGGACTGTACTCACCGAGATCCCAAAGCACTTGCTTACATAGTTCACGATCTGCATGTAAGTCTTCTGAGTAAGCCAAAGGTGTGCCATCAGCCCACTTGCTAATTGATTGAAAGTCCATTTCATCGCCGACCACCAATACAGAATCAAACTTTTCACGCCTCGCTAACTTGATTACATTCTTTACAGCTGCCTCGTGATGATAAGGCACCTGCAGGTCGGATATTACTAGCCAACGCTTAATCTTCATCCTCTTCAAAATCATCAAGTGGATTCTTTATAGGATCTTTACTGTCTATGATCCAGTCTGGATAACTTGATCTATCCATCGCAAACGCTAAAGCTGTGCCTTCATCCATTCCAGATTTACGGCAAGCCATATAAACCTCATTAGCAGCTATAGCCCAAAAGTCTAACTTTGTAAGTACAGGCTCTTTAGTAGTCCTGCGCCTACGTGCAATCTTCTTTTTAGGTTTGCGTTTAGTAGCCATATTAAAATTATGACTTACTAATTAAGATAAAGAGATCATCGACACGCTTCTCTAGTCTTGTTAATTGATCCTTCATACTAGAGCCACCATTAGGGCGTAACTCATTAAGCCAGCCTCTAACTAAAAAACGTAATCCGATTAGCCCGCCTGATAGCACGGCCATAACGCCAGCGCCAAAGCCAGCCCACTCTGTAGGCGTCATGCTTCATTAGCACCGATGCCATAAGCACTGTCGGATTTATCTAGAGCCCTAGCTGCTGGACCTGCGAGCGCTGCAACAATTACAGACACGGCAGGATCTAAACCTAATTCATTGCTTGCTAAAAATGTTAATAGCGATACAAGCACACCTCTGAAGTATGATTTTAGTATTGCTTTTTGCTTCTTGGTTATCTTCATATCTTGCCCCCTATTAGTGGTATTTCGAACG